CTATAATATACGATACTATTTTGTTTCTCAATATCGTTTTCTGGCACCTTTTTCCATCCTTTAGCGTTTCTCGAATAATAGTACAAAGTCTCACCGTTTTTGCGTAACTCTTTTAAAAACCACTGAAAGGCTTCAGCTGAACTCATTATTCCACGATAAGCTTTCTTTGCAAACTTCTTATATGGGCAATCGTCCCAAGTTTCTTCAACATCAACAATTGGAATATCATCTTTTGGAGTAAATTTGAGATCTCCTGCGTAAACATAAGGACCATCAGCACCAGCAACCAAGCAGTCATTGATTGTTGGTCCCAAAGAAACACGCTTGGTAAAATCATCTTCCCAAGGTGCAGGACCATTTGGTATTCTCGCACTAAAAGTAAACGTATCTTCTCCTAATTTTTTCCAGCTAAGATGAAAGTACTTGAAAATTGATTCTGCTTGTTCGAATGTTATTCTATCTGGAATAATTGTTTGCTTTGCCTCTCCGATATAACTTTTCCAGCCTTTTTGAAGCTCTGAAGCGGTCTTGTTCTCATATTTCTTGAGCAAATCATATGACTTTTGGTCTTTGAGAAGAGCAGTCAATCCAAAGTGCTTTCTTGGTAGTTTTTCTAGTTGTTGTAATGTAAGCCAACGAGAATCCTCTGATTCCCAATTCAATTTTGGTTCAAACTCTTGGTCAACAATGCCCAAAAAGTTCTGAAACGTAAAGTCATTGTCTTTAAACTTATACATTGGAGTCAATGACACTTTGCCTGTGTATCCTGTCTCTTCTCTTGCTTCTCTGGTAGCTGCTTGTTCAAATGATTCTTTGCCGTCGACCTTGCCAGATAGAACGCCCCAAGTATTAGGTTCATTTACTTCATCAGAACGAAGCATTACCAAAAATCTACCAGATTGAGCGCTTACGCATAAGACTCCAGCAGCTTTGTTGCCCCAATATTCTCTTTCAGCTTCATATAACTTCATCCCTTAAACAATCCCTCTCTAGCTCTGATGCATTTTGCTTCAATCTCTACTTTGTCGGCAAAAACTTGACCAAACAGTTCTCTTGGCTCATTTAATTCGACAATTTCGTAATATTGTTCTCCGTACAAAACGTAATCGCCTGTTTGCACCTCAAGATCCTTTTCTTCTGTCAATCTTCGTTTGAAAAAGTGGACCTTCATGCTAGCATATCGATCAACTCCCATCTTTTCGGTATCCGTCTTGTAGCCTTCCCATTCAATAGCCACGTACACTTGAATTGGAGGTAAAAAGTTCTTCTTTATCGCTTCACCGTATACTGAATGATAGTTTGTCGTCATAATGTCGATTGGATAATACAAGATCGATTGTCCAATGATTCTTTCTTCTGTTTCAAGTGTAATATGAGCAACAAAATCACGTTCTTTCTTACCAACGAACAAAGGAGGTGGAGCAGTTGTTAATGGTGTGAATTTATTGTCGCTTACCATCCTCGTTTGCTCCAATCGCGCCAACTTTCATATAGCTTCTCTGTAGAACCAACGGTCGGCACTGCCAAGTTGGTAAATTTACCAGATTTATTGAGATACCCAAGCTTCATCAAAATTTCTGTGGCAGTTTCAGACAGGTGAATTGTTCCTGAATCGCGCATGCCGACAAATACCATCTTCACATCGTCTGTAGACCACTTTTCATGCGTTTCATCTGCGTCTGGTACACAAGCATACCATAATTTTTGCAAATCATCTGGAAGGTCACGAGGACCAAAATAGCCCATCAATCCAGTTTTCACTGGAAGTCTGAGAAGCGTCTTATCTTTCTTGTCGCTATAAACTTGAATGTAGCGATTTGCGTTGGCTGTATCAACTGCACCAGCATTTCCATGTACGGCTGCATCACCATTTCGCATAATCACTCGAATCGAATCGTCGTTGAATCTTTCTTTGTAAATGTCTTCAAGCCAAGTTCTCATATTGAAATCTTCAACGCCACCAACCGCAAATGGACATTTTCGCCAATATTTCATCAAATCAATAGCTTTAATATCGTCGTCATTGAAAATCTTGAAGTCACCAGCATAAACGTATCTTCCATCAGCACCAGCCTGCATTGCATCGACAATTCTAGGAGCCAAAGATACTCTTTCGGTAAAATCATCCTCAATTCGATAGTTGTTATGAACATATGGTGTTCTTGGAACGCGAGGATTAAAAATAAACGTATCTCTTTTACCCAACTTTGTGTCGGAAACGTGAAAATACTTGAAGACCGCTTCTATTTGAGCATAATTGATTGAAGGTGTATTCATTACTTATCCAACGTAAATGCCAAGAGGAATCTTATTCAATACGCTCATTGTCTTTTCTGCCGTATCTGCTTGCATCTCGGCTAATTTCTGATAGGTTAGTTCATCAAGGATTTTCTTTAGCTCTTCTCGCAGATCTTTTACCTCTTCTTTGCCCTCAGTCAACAATTCCGCGCCATTTAGGGTCAGTTCATTACCTGGAATTGGAATTGAACGAAGCTTTGAGCGAGTATATCCCATTCGCATCTTGCAGAGAGCCAGAGAGAACCTTCGAATCCAATGCTTACCAATTGCATTGATTGCTTCATAAGGAAGATTGTCAAATGGTAACGTTCCAAGGTTGTTAACACCATGCATTCCGTTTTCTCGTTCACCATCCTCGAATGATCCTTTTGGAATAATGAACTCAAACCACATTTTACTTGTTGCAAATGGTTCTCTTGGAATTGGAAAAATTCTAAGCTTGTTGTTTCTCAACTCATACGAATAATGAGCCAAACGAGTGTACAAAGCATCACTATAATGCATCGCCTGAAGCTTATTTTGCCACACAGGAACCAACTGGAACGTTGAAGCACTTGCAAACTGACCATAGCTTGACAACGCTCCAACTGTATCAAGACCTCCCAAACCATAATAACCAAAATATCTCCAAGTTGCTCTCGGAGTCTTGTAAAATACACGTTTTACACGAATCAATGTGTTTGTTGCGCCGTCAGCAAACGATCCACTCCAAGGACAATCAGCATTTAGACTTGCAGAATACAAGATTTGCTGTAAATCATAGTCTTGTTTATCAATTTCCACGTCAAAAGAGGCTGAATAGACAGTCTGTGTGCCTCCCATTGATAATTCTGCCGAATATCCTTCAGCCGTTCTTCGCATATAGCCAAAATCAAAACGAGGATAGGTTAAATTTGCTCCTTCTGGACCGTCAACAACGGTTCCTTCGTGATCAAATGAGGCTGTTGGGCTTCCAAGAGCCTGCATAAGCACGTTTTTGCCTTGATGAAGGTTGAGAATATAAGAATATTCTGTAGTTGCACGTTCATAGCTCTCATAAACTTGCTTTTCAGTTAATTCTTGATCGAGAATTTCACCACCAAGCTCATTGTAGACATATGAAACCTGTGCAGCAGCACCACTTAGGAATTCTGTAGAAGAAGCGTATACACCTAGAGACAGTGCATCAACAACATTCTCAATTGTGCCTGTAGCTGGCAGGATATATTGATTATAGCTCGATTGTGGAAGATAAGAAGGTGGCATATTTGGGATTTCTCCAACAGTACTGTTCAGTCATAAATAGGCGTTGGAGAAAGGAGAGGCAACTAGTAGCTAGTAATTGTAATAATCTAGCTTTCCGCTTGACATCGCATAATTTACGATTATCGTTACGCCAGAATTGAGATCTATACAGGGAGCACTGTAGTTAGTACCAAATTTCTTAACTTCGTCGACCACTTGAACCAACAAATATCGATCTTTTAATACTTTTCTATGTGGCTCAAACGTGGTACTATCAAAAATCGTAGGACCAAGCTCTTGAAGTCGATATAACTCGCCAGTCTTAACCGTTTTGAACGATTCTTTATCAAGAATCGGCAAACTATCAAAATCGGAATTCATGACAAGATCTTTCTAATTCGTCCACGCCGAATGTCATTATTTAACTCTCTAATAGAGAAACAATCAACATAATACTTTTCCATACTAAGAAAGTAATTGTGTGCAACACAACCATCAGCCGAAGGCATAAACCCTAAGTACAACCACAATAATCCTCGACTCTGTACGCCAAACTTATAAATACTTCCAACTTCTAAGTCTCTGTATGATTTCATAGCTTTTCTGTATATCCAGTACAGCCTGGACCAACATTGAACGTATAAATTCGATTCCAATCCATCACATAAGCATCAACAGTATAAGTTACCCATCGTTTGCCAGGATACATCATTGTAAGACCGTCAAGTGTACGGTGCTCTTGAACATCTTGCTTAACGTTGGTTACTTTTGGATTTTCGAGAAGCAGCAAAAGAAGCGTATCAGAATAAGGCACTCTCACATCTGAATTCCAATTAGTCGTTTCCCATCGACACAAATCACCAGACTTTAACTGTTCTGCCGTCATTTCATTCAAAACTGGAAGTGGACTGCTGTTCATGCTACAAACCTAACACTTGCCATATCTGTTTCTGTAAATGGCTGTTCAAACCAACCTTCAGTTTGTCTTTCGATATCCCAAAGAGACAACGAAAGCATATAGGGACCACGCCACATAATCTGAGTGATAATTCCGACAATCTCTGGTAATATATGATCATCTGAAGCCCAGGCTGGTCCTTTCAAAACATATCGACGATTTAGCCAACCACGATGATCTCTGTATAAGAATATTACTCCAGCTTTTGTTACACAAACTAGATCGCCAACCTTGAGTTTGGTCCCAAAACGATTCTTTTTTTTGGTGTTCTTTGTCTTCACGTAAACAGTTTACACTTACCAAGATCGATTGTCAAGACAAATCGGAAGCCCTCAACGTTCGAAGAAACCTAGAAATAGATGCATATACTTGCTGTTGATAATCGAGTCCGTGATTCTTCTTTCTGCAAAGTTTGCTCTTTAAATTCGATCCGCAATTGAAATGGGCTGTATAGTTCACCTTGTCGCTTCTGCGCCATTCGACCAATCGAGCAATTCCTTCTTTAAGGTTCTCTTCAGAGTCATATAGGTTTGGCGTTCGATCTTTGTTTTGCTTGTGAGTAGCATATGTATTGCCCTTCTTTGGCCATCGAACCTGCATTAGTCCAAGATCGCGATCCATTCCAGTTGCCAATCTCTTAATCTTCGATTCTTTCCAGACAATCGCAGCAACAACGACTGGATATGGAAACTGTTGTTCGATTGATTCTCTTGCAATTTGATAACTGATTGTGATCATCTCGGAAAACGTTGGACACATCGATTGCTTGATTGCATATTGACTTTGAGTACACGAGAAAAATAGAAACAAAAATACCTTAACAAAACTCGGTACCATAAAAGAACCTCCTTATAAAACAATATGTAGTATACCGGACTCTCAAGAGCAAGTCAAGCCTATTTAATACGGCACTGTATAAGGAATTTTAAAAATGAGCCAAGGATTTTACGTTAATTTAACCCAAGAGTAGAAGGATTGGAAGATCAAGTACTTGCACTTGGAGACATTCCGGCTTTATCTGAATCAATGGCACAAGCGCTAGAAGACGTAGCTATACTTTCAGAATCGTTGGCAGAAGTTGATTTCGTTGCTGTGTCATCATCATTGGATGAACTATGGACTGATTATAGTTTAACATCCGGTTCTCTTGATAATGTTTCTTCTTCTCTCGCAAATGATTATTATACAAAAACTGAGTCGGATATTAACTATTTTCCATTGACCGGTTCTCATGAATCCTTGCAAGGTCTTCTCGGTGGAACAACAAGTGAACATTATCATTTAACAGAAAATGAACATACAACATTCCAGAATATATCAAGTTCATATTTTATCCCTATGTGGGATGATCTTGTTATATCTGCGGTAGCTGTTAACCCGCCAGGATCAGTTGGTCCAGCAGTTATCAATACAACAAATTCTACGCTTGACTTTGAAAATGGCTCAACGCAAAGATGTGATTTTGTATGGCAATTGCCTCATGGTTATATGACTGGAAGTGCAGCAGAATTTCACATTCACTACAAATGCTCAGACGCAAATACCGGAAATGTGACTTGGAATTATGCATATCGATGGATTGAGATAAACGGAGTTATTCCAGCTTTTACCATTGGTTCGATATCGATGCCCATCCCCACGCCAGGAGCTTCAAATAAACATTATCTATTTGAGATTATAGGAACAGGTTCGCTGACTGGAGTCGGGATGGGGATATCGAGCATTATTCAAGTACAGCTATCAAGAGTCGGTGGGACTGATACATATAACGGAAATGTCCAAATGCTTTCAGCAGACATTCACTTCCAAAAAGATACGAATGGTTCGTATCAAGAATTGGTTAAAAGACCATAAATCAAAGCTTCAATCGATATCTTTTAGAACCACAACCGTAGATTTTACTGACATTTGCCTCAAGAGCAAGCACTTTTTCTGATTTCTCTTTTGTCGCTCTAAACGAAAACCTTGGATATCTTTCTGCTCCATCAGTATACCAATAATCTAGCACAGACTCTTGCAATTCTTCAAAACCGTTACGAACATATACTGAGCCATCTCCAAACCGAAGATCTGCATAAGTGATTAAACTGGTAAAATCGTTTTCGACTGCGTATGCTTTAGCTTTTTCAAGTAATTTAGCAAAAGAACCATTAACAATGGTATCAAGCTTGTTTGAAAATCTGGAGATCTCTAAAGCATTTGGATACTTTGCTTTTTGTTGTGGTACTCGAAGACCAAGAGCAGCCACAACAGAATTATCATCATCGATAAGACCAAAAACAATTCTTGAATGAGTCCAGCCAGAAATATGCGTTAAATCAAAAAACTGCTTCGCTTCAGCAGTCGTCAATTGTCTGATTTCACAGTTACGAGCAGATACACGATTCGTTAGCACCCCCAGGCGATAAGCAATCATTGATTTTAAAATTGGCTGTTTATCCCGCCACTCATCAGAAAAAATATGAAACAATCTGATTCCTTTGGCAGCACAGGCGACGGTTTTGTCTTTGTGATAGGATTTTGATTTACTTTCCTCTGTGTGCCAGTATAGACCATTATATTCGATAGCTAGCTTCTTTTCTGGTACATAGAGATCTAATTCAACTGGAGGTATAACTTGCTTAGAATTTTCAATCAATTCACAAGCGCAAACAGATCTTACGAAATCTTTTACTTCTTGCTCTTCTCTTGAATTTTTCTGAATCGGATAACATACTTTGCACTTTGATTGACGTTCAAACGCTTGCAAAGTCTTTTTATCGACAGTACCGCACTTTGTACACTGCAATTGCAAACATTGATGTTGTCTGGAAAGGTATTCAGAGTAGGGCGTCAGCAGCACAAATTCTTTCTTTTTCTCTTCATTCGGTAAACTACATCTGGTTAAAGTGCGCGCATAGTATTCTTCTTCAGTAAGAAGCTTTTGATTACGAAGCTTTTCGATTGTTTCTTCAGAATGATGTTTGCCAAAAAAATGATTGCCTTCACCTTTAAAAGATTCTGCTTGCTTACGCAATATTTCATTTGTTTCTTTAGTCTGACCTTTGTTCCATGACGGAAGCTTTCCAACTTCTTTACAGGATTTGGCTCTAGCTAAATTTGCGTGTTCTTTGCAATATGTTCGAAATTGAAATTGAACATAGCGCGTCGTCTTACCGCATTCAGGACAAACCGGACGCTTTCCGTCATAAAGATATTTCACAGTATACGCTTCGGTTGTCATTTTATGATCTGTCATAATGTGTCTGACCAGTTCCGGAACAGAATCAAGCACCTTGTTACATGCTTTACATTTTTCCATTTTCAATCTCCTGTTTGTCGTACCAAGTCATTACCATATATCCATCTTCCGTGGATTGTAGCTACAGTATAACATATATAGGAGGACTGTAAAACAAAATCGACTATTTTCGTCGAGGGCGTACTTGAATTGGGCGATAATCCGGATCGAAATACGTATCATTTCTAAGCAATTTATTTAGAGCAGCAATTTGAATACCATAGATTTTAGAAATTTCTGCCGTATTAGGTCTATTGTCTGGATTACCATATTTTTGACGAATCTCTTTAGCGACATCTATCGAAAGTTTTGGCTGGTTATCAACAACTTTAATTGGTGGAGAATACTCTTTGTCGTACCAAGTCTTATTTTCAAGCATGATAGAAATTCCTGGCCAATTGTATTTTTCTTTTAATTGCGTTGCTGTCATTTCTTCAGAAGAATATAGCTTTCTAGCCTCTCTCACTTCTTCCCAGGTATGTTTTGCCACTGCACTTTTTTCTCCAACTTGAAGTCCTCGCAATCTTGCCCTTTGCTCTTCAGTTCTTTTACGTCCTTTATTTGCCTCGCTTATCTTTCGTTTTGTTTCGTCAGTATGATGCTTGCCATAAAAATAATTACCAGAGCCGGAATTCGCCTCGCTAATTCGTCTTTTAGCGTCTTCTGGCATAACTCGACCCTTGTTGAGATTAGAAATCTGCTCTTTCGTTTCCGAAGAGTGATGAAAACCTAATGTATTTCCAGCTACTTTGCAAATATTGTATCCGCGCTCACCATCATAGCTGCAATATTGATCGATATATTTTTGCTCAAACAATAAAAGCCAAGATTCTTCAACATATTCAACGGTTTCAAAAACAAACGCTTTTTCTCCGTACTTATTCCAAGCATGTTGAAGGTGAACGTTATGATGATTTCCTTTTTGCAGATGACTCCAATGTTCTCGCTGTCGATTTTTTAAATTTACAGAACTTCCAATATAAACTTTTCCATTGATCAAATTTCGAATAATGTATACTCCACTTTCCATTTAAATCCCTCCACTACAGTTTATCCATCTTCAAATATATATAGTGCGGGATTTACACAAAAAACAAAAAAGCCGTCTTTCGACGGCTCTTCTGCATCAATTAGATTGATAGATTACACAAGATCTCTGACCACGCATAATCCGTACATATCCGAACGTACCATTTTCTTTCCATATCGAGTCATAACCATTTTACGAGGTGTAAAATCTTCCACTCCGAAGATGGTTGGTGTAACTTGCAGAGGCACATAAGGTGCATACACATAACCACTCTCAAGGAACGAAGAACCCTTACGACCAATGAGAATCAAGTTACGAGGGAAGTAAGGGCTAACCCACACGTCCCACTTCTTGTTCAGACTACCGGTTGACATTACGGAAACAGTGCCCTTCTCGTCGTCATGAGTGATGTTAGCTCGGAAGCCAGCAGTCATCTCAAGAACGTTGGCAATCTCGGGAGAGGTCACGAGGAAGTTTGCACCACCACGAAGAGTCTTACGGTGAATACGAGCAGAAACATCGTTGATTGTCTCAACTAGTGTCTCATACCACATGCTGACGTTACCAGTGAAGTCGCCAACACCAGTTACAGCACCAGTCTCACGATTCACAAACTGACCAGGGATACGGCTCCAGTATAGTGTACCAGCGGTAGCACCAACTACTAGATCTTCTAGAATTTCGTTGTTGACTTCTAGCGCAACGTACTCAGAGAGAACGCCGGTTAGCTCAACTTCGATATCGGTGTTGTGATAAGCATCGATATCCTGACCCAATTCTGGTGTCCACTTAGCCTTGAGCTTCTTGGTCACAGCACGAATGTCAATCGAGTTGACCTTGATGTCGATCTCAGGAAGAGTCTGATCAGTATCAGAGAATGTTGATTCGAATGGCCATTGTGAAGTTCCCTTCATTGCACCAAGCGCATCAGCAGTCGTAAACTGATCCTTGTAGGGATAAACGAAGCTGCCAGTATCAATAGAACCAGTACCAGTTACACGAGCAATCGTATAAATCTGACGATTGGTACGATTGTAAATATCGGTTAGGCGTCGAACGCTAAACACGCCATTCGCTTCTGTACCAGACTCTAGATCACAAGCTACTAGGTTATCAAGGTTTACCTTGTTCCACGTGGCTTCTGATAGTTGCAGAACGATAGGAATGTACTTGCCAACATCATCCTGGGTTACGTCAACGTCAAAACGCACAGCAGCCTTATCGGAATCAGTTAGGGCAGTACCTACTGTTGAACCGGTCCATAGGAATACGTACTCATTGTCACCTAGATTATCAGGATCGGTTGTTCTCTGATCGGTTAGTGACTGTGAACCTGTTGGGCTTGAATAACCGTTGGCGAAGTTATAGAAACCACGCTCGGCATTCTTGCCTGACAGATCAACACCGGTTGTGATATCACGGGCAGTCACACCACCACCGTAGACAGAAGTTGCAGCGGCAGCACCGGCATTCAGCTTCTCATGAGTGTGAGTGAAGTCCATGAAGAAAATCAAACCGTTTGGTAGACTCATTGGCTGTACGGATACTAGATCTTGAGCAATAAGATTACCGAAAATACGACGAACGATTGGGAAGGCGACAGCCGCAAAGCCCTCAACTTCACCAGACTGCATTGTCGAAGCTTCACGAAGCAGTTCCTTGGCTTGGTTCTCAAGTAGACGTGACATATTCTCTCGCTCACGCTCTGACTTTAGACCTTCCAAAAGACCAGTACGTTCCCACTTCTTTAGAAGTGCAGCACCTTCTTTACGGACAGAACGGTGAGTCACGCCTTCTGTTAGTTTCTGTAGAATTGAACTCATTTTATCTTCTCCTTGCTATTTTCATTGATTAATTAGTTCTTAATTCCGGCAATTTTCTTCCAACTCTCTCTAATTGATGAAGAAATCGGATTGCCTTCCTCTTCTCGATCATTTTGCCCCGAACTATTAAAGGTCTTTGTTCGATTTCGATTAGCTAAAACCTCATTGAGTGACGGTGCTTTTCCAGTCATGACGCTTCCTCGGGTGCTTCCGACAGACTCAACAAGACTCTTTGCTGTTTCAAAAATCGACTTTGCTTCTTCTGCACTATTCGCTTTCTTTAAAGACTCTACAAGCTTATTGCGCTGTTGCTCATTCAAGGAGCCATCTCTTAAAATACGATTTGCATAGTGAAGCTTGCTATTGTTCGTAATGGTTTCCAATAGCTTTGTGCTAGTATTTTTCAGATCAGTTGCTAGCTTCTGATTTTCGTTGACTAAATCTTGATTCTTTTGCTCCAATGCATTCAAACGTACTGAAAGCTTCTTAACCTTCTTGTCAACTTCTTTTGAAACGGCTTCCATTAAAGCCGCTCTTTTCGTTTCTTCGTCTTTCTTATCTTTTAGATTCTTGGCAGCAGCCATACGATCTTTTTCAAATCGCTTTTCTGGTTCTGGAACACCACCAAAATTTCCATTGATATTTCCGGAAGGCACTTCCTCAAAATCAAAGTCAATATCTTCTAATAGATTCTCTTTATAGTCTTCGACAAGCTGTGTATTCGATGGTTTATCTGCACTTAGTTCATCTTCAACGGACTCGTCAAGATCGTCGTACTCATCGTCACCCTCTTTGTGTCGATCATGTTCACGATCTGCCCAACCTTCATCATACTCTTCTTTGGCTCTACGACGTTCTTCTCTTTCATCAGAATCATCATATTCATTATTGGTATTATAACGCTCAATTAAAGCACCTGCTTCACTAGCACCAGTATCATCTGTTTCGTTCATTAGTGCTTCTGCAAGTTGTTCTAATACTTCATCATCAATGATAAGCTTTCGACCATTATGATCTTCTTTAGGAGCTTCTTCATCAGAATCAATTGCTTCCTTCAGCGGCTCTTCCATTGAATTCTCACTACCGCCCATATCTGGAAGGATCGATTCATGAGATTGTGTATCTTGACTTACATCTTGTACTTTATTTGGCTTCGAATTTGCCATTGCTTCTAGCTCGGAAAGATCGATCTCGATTTCTCCGTTTGTCTGAACGGCTCCACTAACAGATTCACCATCCATTGCTTGATCGGGCATATCAGGAAAGCTATCATCTTCTGCTGTTGCATCTTGTTTTGCTTCTGCATCTCCAGAAGAATTCATAACATCAGCAGTCATTGGATCTTGCGAATCAGGATCATCCGAGTTTGCCGAAAGATCTGTTCCAACGTCGGCTGTATCTGTCAGGGAACCAAGATTGTCTGGATTTGGCAAATCATTTGTTGGAGAACCATCACCATTGGGTCCAAAAAGATTCTTGTCGCTCTTCTTGTCGACATTTTCATCTTCTGTTTCATTAGCTTCATAAAGCTCATCTGAATTACCAGATAGCACTTCATCAACAGCTTGCTTAATATCTCCACTATATTTTTCTAAAATAACCGATTCGACGCTCTTGATTGCAGCTTCTCTTAGAAGCTTGGCATCAGCAATTGCGCTCTTATACAAATCAGACATTCAATATAACTCCTTGACTCAGAATCGCTAATAACTAGTGTGAATATTCAGCAAGTTACTTGCGAGCCTTATCTTCCTCTTGCTTCTGAAGCTTCTGCATTCTGAATACATGCTTAATATGACAGTCATGTTGATGCTTAAGCTTTGAAGGCTTCACATAAAACATACGCTCTCTTACTTCATCTAAGATCTCGTTTTTCTTAACCAATCTCGTAAAGCGCTTGAGCATAGTCTCAATGGGTTCATCTGGTCGACGTTCTACATGCACATTAACTGGACGCATTTATCACCTACCTAGAAAATTTGTTTAACGCTACATTAACCGCTTCAAGAATCATTTCTGAAAGCTGATTATTCTTTTTCTTTAGATTTCGCACACACCGAATCACTTTATCGCCGTTTTGATATGTTCCGTCTGTTTCTTGACAGTCTGAACCAGTCTTTTTGTGCATTGCCAACGAAGCAATATTGTTGTGTCGTACATGCCCAAGAACTGTGTCATATCCACTCTTTCGAGCATAATCATCAACATAGTACATTGCTCGTTCACCAAGACCTTGCCTTCGATGAGCCTTATCGATTCCCATCTTATTGAAGAGAAGATGCTCTGGATATTTGTCCATAATCATAAAACCACAGATATTGTCTCCATCAACCATCTTCATGACGACGTGTTTTTTTGTATCGATAAAAAATTTGTTCCACGTGTTTTGAGAATACGGAAACTCAAAAACTTCGTGATCAACTTTCATAAGCCCTGGAAGATCTTGTTTGGTCGCTTCTATAAAAGTGACGTGACTATTGTTCTCTTCGCTTAATTCAGATCTGCGATGAAAGTTCTTCTCGGGAATGAATACTTCGTAATTGTCCTTACTGAATATTCTATGCCCACTTCTCCTAGAAGGATCTGTCTTTGTTTTCTTTCCGTAATCCGTATAATTTTTCGCCGCATCAACATTTTTTAATGCATTGTACTTTGTTAGAATTTTCTCATATGTATCAGTACTGACTAATACCCAACCATTTTTTCTATCATAAATTTTTGCATCCTTTGGTAACGCAACAGTCAAATATGTCCACAACAAACCAGAATAATTAAATACTCCACAATCGCCAGGATTAACAACCAAAAATCGTTCAACATAATTTTCCGGAAAAGCATAAAAACCATGCATTTCTGGCGGTTGATGACCGGTATTTTTCGAACTTCTATAATAAGCATTTTTCTTGAAATTTTTTCCACCACAACGTACAAACTTTAACGTTTTAAAAGGAGAAAAATTTGGTTTATATTGAATGGAAATCTTTTCTAAATCTTGTGAAGCTTGACTAGATTCATCAAGTTCATCAGCCAATCCAGCAGCCTTTAACTTGCTATAGTACTTTGGATCTTCCGAAAGGTGATCGAGCGCAATTTCAGCAGCTTTTCTAGGGTCGGACGCATGCTCCATTTCGACCTTGATTCCCATCTTTAATTGAACAGGATCAACGTCCTTTTTGGAAAGCTTATCGCCTTTGCCACCTTTGAGAAAATTTGACATATTTTAATAGTGCTTTTCTACTTCATCCAGCAAATATTTCATTGTCGGTACACCAATAATCGAAAGAATAACCTGTCCCTCTTTCCAGAAAAGAGTACAGGGAGCCTCATCTAAAATACCATGCTTTTCTCTGAAGAGGGCAACATTATCAAGAGGGACTTCACACACATGCACAAAGCGATACTCTTCTTGCACAATTTTCATTTTATTTTGCAACACAACATTCTCTTTTTCATCGCTTCCTGTCGCATACTCAACAATCAAGTTCTGCATTTATTAACCGACTCCTACTGTTCCTGACCAGTTATCATTGAGCATCTCTGCTTCAATGTTTGCCATACCAGCGATTACAGTAGCCTCTGCATCACCTCCGAGATAAAGCCTTACAATTCGCCAATCTCCCGTAAAGCTTTCAGAAGTAGCTAAACTGAAATAGTTTCCATTGCTCATTCCGTTCTCGGAAAAACCTACATCAAGAGAACCAGAATCACAACGCACACAAACAAATCTGGTTACTTTTGGAAAATCAATTTCTGTAATCGATCCACTTGTACATGCAATCGAACTAGAGGCAAAAGGAATTCCAGAAACCTGATAACTTCCTACGTTTCCTAAGCCGTTCTTTGGTTGATAAATATCACTCATTATACTCTCTCCATTACTTGCTTCCAGTTTTTTCTGCCACCGGCAATCTCTGTAATTAGACCTAAATTGACTCCTTCGTCATTTGGATCTACATCAGCCAATGGACCCTTTGCGGCAGCAACGCCAGGATTATTACCAGCAGCTAGTTCTTGCATTGGATCGCCGCCAATTGCTTCTGTTCCTTCGAATATGTCTGCACCAATTCTACTTCGAAGAGATTCAGCGATTCTTCTTCTGGAAGCTGCAATCTCTTCTTGCTTGGCAATCAAAGCGTCATCATCTACTTCACTATTTTCCGAAGGATCGTCTTCTCCAAGAGAATGACTTTCATATGCTTCCGCAAACTTGTTCTTTCCAGAAGAAGGCTTTGCTCTCTGTTCTCTGACAACTTGACGAGGGGCAACATCATTGACAGTCAAACTCATTGACTCTCGAATAATCGTTGAAATTACACCTTCTTCAAGAATGCATTCTTTTAACGCTTCCTTGATTAATGGCTTCAAAAGTGCCTTTAATTTATTGCGATCCATTTCTTCCTCGTTTCTCTTAGATTGAATTTTCTCGAACATATCGCTGATAGGCTTTAGTCACCAATATGTCCAAGCCGTCTTCGCCATCAGATGTAAAAGCAATATCCTGATCAGATAAAACTTGTGCCGCTACAATTCGCATCTTTCGACTAATCATTCCCAATTCACCCGGAGGCGACTGTCTAAAACTGTGACAAGCGGCTCTAAATCCAGGGTCTTTCAGCAGCTTATCTGCCGGATCTTTCTTTCCAAATCCCAAAAATCCTTCCTCCAATGCAAACTCTTTTGGTCCATGATGCTTTGCAAAGTCTTGTACTTGTCGAATTGCTTCTTGAACATGCGAGCGAACAATCTGCTCAATCTTGTCAGATAATGATTCATGCTCATATTCACCTGGATAATCAGAATGCTGAGAAACATATGTATCGATCAAAGTATCAGTCAATGTTTCAATGCACTGTTCAATTTGTGGATTCGGAACTGTCTCATCTTCATTTACAAAAGGCAGATCAAGATCGGCAATCTCTTTAAGGATGATTTTCTTTAATACTGCTTCAGTTAATTTCATGATGCTGGCACCACGTCATATAGTTTTTGATTTTTAAAATCGATCTTGTTTTGCACGAAGAACTTTTGCAAAGCCTGTCGTTCGTTCGACGCATTCACTTTGGCTACCTTTTTTCCATAAGATACGATTTGCCAAGACGAAACATCATTTGCACTAGCATCTTGCTGATTTTTAAGCCAATCTACTTCTCTATTAACAGAATGCCCGTTGCCAGAGCTAGCATAAGTGTCAGATGGAAAATCTCTCCAAGTTTCCTTGATGATCTCTCTAATAATTTGCTTTAATTGAGATTCAGTTAATTTCATTTATTGTTTACTCCGTTCAAAATTTTGATCATCATTCGATTAATTCGATCTGCTTTTGTATATACGTCGCTAAAACGAACTTTTGATTCATGCAACATTGTCGGCTTCATGAAAGCTCCGGTAGTTGATGGTTCCGATACAATATCAAAACAAACAAGCTCAAAATCATCTTCAACCATCAAACCTTCACTGGTTTCTGTTAGCGTTCCAAGACCTCTGGAAGAGATTCCAACCTGAACGCCATCACGCACTAATGCTTCCAGAATTTTACCGGAAGGCGTGGAAAGCACTTTAAGCGTCCCCATAACGTCCTTTCCGTTCCACCAAGTTCTTGTGATCATATGAGAAGCATTTTTTAATTCGACTAATTCTGAGGTCGGGTGATCACAATTATGGGTAATAAATATTCTACCATTTTTACGAGCAATCCAAGTTTTGTTCTCAACCGTTACACAGTATACATTATCGTCATATTCCACTTCGTTAATATTCAAAAATTTCTTATAAAAATAAGAACGATTTGTAACACTTTCAGACGAAATGTACAATTTTCTACAATTCTTGGTTTCAATCAACCTACCCTCAATCATCCGATCTTTTTGTGTTCTCTCGGACATTACAGAACCACTACCCAATTTCAGAAAGATTTCAGACACATCATTTGCTAATCGATAAGAAGTTGTGTGCAACTCCCTCATCAATTCGCCTTTTTTGTTGTGTCGATTTCTGCCATCGCCCTTAAGCATCCATTCGAGCAAAATTTCAAGTCTACGAACGTCCCATTCTTTAACTTCCTCTGGAATGTATTTCTCCCACGATTTCCCCAATGGTCTTACATAATCGAATACGTCTTTGTTTACAACAGAAAAAGAAGTCTTATTGGAAATTTTATTTGTAGTCTCATAAATTCTCTCGCTAGCGAATAATGCATTAAATAATTTTCGAATTTCATTTTTGGTGTCTTCTTTTGTTTGAACTACAAAAACTCTCCAACCTTCTGCCCAATTTTTCTTGTCATAAGAAGTAAAACCCTCTGCTAAATAAATACCAAGAAAAGCTGCCCAAAGATCAGCATCATACGTATGAGAACCAATTGTAACAGTGTCAGCTTGCTTTCCATTCCACTTCATGCCGCCACGTCTAAAATATGAATGTTGAAGTCCCGAATCTGTCTCGAAATTCTCAGCAAACTCTCCAGCAGTGATTTCAAACGACTTATCGTATCGATCCCACAAAATCATTTTATGCTCTGGAGTGAGCAACATATCAATCTTGTTCTTGTTATGAATATGAATCATTTTTCCTTGATGCAGTCGTTCAGTCTTGATTAAGACTGGCTGAAGTTGCATTTCTTCCGTGTCGACATTAAATGTATAAATTTCTTCATTTTCTTTAACGTCAACAATCGATTTCCAGCCATCCTTCGTCAAGCACTCTGTTTCCCCATCAACACACTCACCTAACGCTCGATGTTCATTGATCATTTTCTGATAAACGTCCATCTCTCGCTTAAGTGTTTCATATGGATATACTCGACCATTACCATTCTTGGCATCTGCTCTTTGCATAATGCCAGTAAGATAAACAGCTTTATTGTTTTTGATATCAAGCTTCTCGGCTTCAGTTAGTAAATCTTGGCAAACGCCGCCAGGACAAAGACCAAACCACTCTGTCAGAAGAAACTTGCCAGCTACTTGATCTGTTATCTGGCTTTTAATGTTTTCCATCAATTGTATATCCTAACTTTCGCAAACGTTGATTTATCCGCTCAATCTCTTGCACTTCAGATCGCACCCTAGCTCTCAAAGCCTGCATATATTCTGATAATTCAAGCGCGTTCATTGCCTGCCAAGAGTCTTTTTGATCGCTATCTTTCTTGACATCCTCAACTGCTTCGCGAATCATCTTCTTAAGAATTAATTCTGCCAGCTTCATATAAGAACTCCACTAAACTACAGTTCGTTCAAATCCCAAAGAAATACTGTTGTTCGTATAAATTCTCTTATTTTCAGCTGTCGGAATATTCGCCAAGAGCGTAGATAACGTAAACGTTTCCCAATTTGGACTTGTTATATAGACTTTTGAAAATTGTTCAGACGAGCCAGTGCAATCAAGATCCTTTGCAACTTCAATACATCTACCATCCGACAAATAAACCGGAATAGTAGAAAAGGTAAACGAATCATTATTAAATATGAACGTATCGTCAGCGTTTCTAATGTAAACATCAGTAGCCATTAAAGCTAAACTACTAGTATATACCGGAATTGACGCTGAAGAACCAGTCTCATACACAAACATAAAACTATAGTCTTCGTTAAAATCTGATACGAAGCCCCAATTTCCATCTTTTAAAATTGCTAGCTCAAATGCAGAACCAGAAGAAATGGCATCTATATTATGATACGTATATAATGAAATCAAATTCTCTAATAACAAGTTTACATCGCCTGCGCTTCCAGTGATTCCATTTAAATCTTCAATTGTCACAAATGGATTTTCTGCATCAGGACTATTGGCAGCATTCAAAGCCGCCTTTTGATCGGCTGTTTCCTCTTCCGTTTCCAATACAACAACGCGCTCTTGCAAAGACGGAACGGGATTGAATACTTGCTCTGGCTCTAAAATTGCTCTTTTTTGCTGTTCGTTAATCATCTATCGTTATCTCCTTAAATCCCGTACATATAACGCCCCATTGACGTATATGCATTGATGGAACCCTTTCGTTCCTTTTGTGGCACCTCACCCAATTCCGTACTATTCTCTGCATCAGGCTCAAGCAATTGTTCTTCTTGAGCATCTTCTAATGATTGCCCCCAAGATAGATAGGGTTTTTCTTCCTCAATCCACTTGGCAATCATGAACAAGACCATCTTTGCAGGATCATAATCTTTTGATGATTCTGGATATGTTGCTTCCATTGAACTATAGATATTTCCCGCATGAATCGAATCTGGAAGAATAACACCCTTCGCTGTCAAGAATTTGAACAAGCGATTCTGTGTGTCGTAAACATGATCTCCGAATTCTTCTTTGGCGAACGTCAAAACCTTCTTTTGTGATGGCATCAACATGATATAAACGTCTGTATGATCATTTACCATAATATTGCCATCCATTGTCTTTCGAGCATTGAGCTTAATCGTCAATGGTGCAACTTCAGGTTTTTGTTCTTCGGCATTGTTGTTATTGCCGACTCTTATTTGAATGGTTGCTGGCATTAGTGTTCCAAATCCTTCGTTAATTCCAAGAGAACCTTCACAATATAATTTCTTAGCTTTGTGTCGGAAATTGCCAATTACGCTAACTCCTTAACCAACTCCTGAATTTGCATTACAGTTGTCAACATCTCTTCATCAATTGGTTTCTTGGCAAACGATTCAACAAGCTTTGTTACTTTGTTTGCATTCTCAAGCATTGCTGAGTCTTTCTCTTCATTGAACGCAGCAGTCAAAGCGTTCTTCAATCTTCCTAGTTCTTCATTAAGATAAGCCTTGAATCCAACTCCATTATCAGTGAACGAAAAGATCAGCTTGTTCAATAGTTGCTTTTGTTCTGAGAGCAGCTTTGGAGCATAGGTGTCTTCAAATTTCTTTGAGAACGTCTTGTATGTCAACGAATCAACTGGCTCAAGAATCGATTCTTCCAAAACTCTCTCGCTTTGTGTCATCGTCTTAATTACGGCTTCTTCCAGCACAATCCTTGATTTTACTGTCATGACTGGCGCTCTACCAAAAATCTGAGCAATCGTTGCTAAGTTCTTGTAGTTTGGAACAAAATTGTCCATGATTCTACTGTTCTTTTTTGTCTCAAGATCATGAATATCAGCAAGCAATTTCGATTGTTCTGCATAAAGCATGCCAGGATTCAATAAGCCTCGTACACGCTTGGCTTCAGCAAGAAACTTCTCGGCAATCCTACGAGATACACCAGTCTCTTTTGATAGTAGACGATATAGATAAAGCTCTTGTCCAAGCAAAGTCTTCTTATTGAATGACTCTTGAATGATCTTTAGCAGATCTTTTCTATAGCTCTCGTCCTTGTTCATCGCTGCCTTAGTATATTCACGAACAAGAACCTCAAATAGAAAGGCTGTATTTCGTTTCTTATTGTGCTGTTTCGTTCTCATTCTTCTTTGTTCTCTTTTCAAATGCTTCGACCAATCTTCTTGTTTGAACACTAGTTCGCAAAAGATCCGTTTCTTCTCGTTCATAACTAGTGTCTTGCTTCTCAGCGATTCCACGAGAAAGACTCTTGAGTTCTGGATAACCCTTCCAAACATTACGAGTTGTGTTCTTGGTGCTGGAAGAGCCCCATTGAGCGTTCATGTTTCTTGCTCTTGCTCCAATTGAACGCTTATCAACAACTTCTGGTCGATACATCTTGCCATTTGATCTTGGAGTGGTTGTTTCTTCTCTCTTGGCTGGTGCAGCAAGAAGCATTGAATCTTCATCTGTTCCACCTCCAGCTTCACCTTCTCCCGCATCTCCCATTACATCATCGGTTAGTTCGTCAATATCTGCATCTCCTTCACCACCCATATCACCAAAGAGATCTCCACCAGATCCGCCACCCATTCCACCTTCTTCGCCTTCTGAAATAGCTGCAATGGCTGCATCTTGTACAGCATCATAGTAACGTTCTCTTTGATTACGTTCAAACTCTTCTTCAGACAATGCAAAAATATTCTTGGCAACATAACGTCGAGAGAACATATTTTCTGTAGCTGAAGCACCAACATCAAACTTGGTCTTCATATATTCAAGTTCTTGTAGCTCTGCAATTCTGGAAGGGTTGTTGAAGCTTAGTTTGAAGTCGATAAGATCTTTGTCTCTGAATCCCAAAACGTAAAGATGAGCAATTGCAATCAGATAAAGCTCCGAAAGGAAATTCTTCTGAAGTCTCAATACTGTTTGAGCAAATCTTACATCTTTTGTTGCCAGGGTGGTCTTATCTTCATCGCCACCTTCACCTCTGAACAAATACGATTGAGGAACTTGAAGAGCAGCAAACAGTTTGTCTTTCAGATATTTTACATCATCAATTCCGCCATTATAGGACGAACCGTTTAGTTCATCAATTCTCGTCTTGGAATCACCGTGAATAGGAACATAGAAATCATTTTCAACTGCATAGTGAGCATTGTAACGGAGATCGAATCGACCAGAAGTTTGATCTAGTACCTGATTCTTCTTCATTACATTTTGAACGTTCAATACGTACTGTTCTACGTCTTCTGGAGCAATATGTCCAACATCAAGATAAATGACTCTTCGACCGGAAGAACGAACAATACGATATGAAAGCATGTAATCTTCTAACAAATTTAATTGTCTCCAGATACGCCGTGCGGGTTCTAATATTGACGTACCGTACGGTGCCATCTTATCATTACCAAGCAGTCTGAAGTGTGCCATTTGCCAAGATTCAAACGTTAGACCACCAGAGTTCCATTGATATTGCACATAGTTAGGATTGGTTGGATCTTCGCCCTCAAGGCGTTCGATTTCATGCGCTGGCAAAGCTATAGCATTTCGGATACCAGTCTTTTCATCGATATCGAGATACAGGAAAAAATCACCATATTTAATTGTACTTCGCACCCAACCGGAACCATTTAATTCGATATTTAGAATATCATAAAATAACGTATGTAATGCGCTTTTGATTTGAGCATTTGAACATTGAATACGTAACATTTCATTCATATCCGTACTAAATGTAATGCTGTCCATATACAAATTCAATGCTGAAGCAATAATTGGCTCATACTCCATTTGATCATAATCAATATATCTGCTCGTTCTGTTTTGATTGCTTAGTTGTGCTAACTGAATACTCTCAAATGGGTTGTACTCTGCTCTCTTGAAACTCTTTCCTGAAGCACTCTTGAACTTGTATTTATCAAGTTGCTTTCGCTTTAGATCATGATAAGTCTGAGCTTTGAGATTGATAATTGGACCACTGAACAGTCTCGTTAATCTCTTGAATAGCTCATTCTCATTATTATACGGATTGCGAGTATTTGTAGCCATCTTTATATCTCTTTCTTATCAACGTTTTGATTATGATACTTAATGACAGCATTAATCATATCAAGTAATTTTGGATTTTCTCTGATTGGATCATCAGAATCGCAAAGATCTACGTGCTGTGCGGTAAGAATCATAGGCTTTGCATGTTCATCATGTTTATCGCATTTATATGGAGAGAAGTGACTCAACTGTTCTTTGCAAACATCTGTAACATTTTGATAACTGGACTTACCGCACATACACAAAATTGCTTTACTTTCTCTCGTAAGAAGTATATACATTCTCATTCCAAAGCCCGTTATATACTCCCATGCCGCGCAAGCATGCCATTTATCCCTGTCTTCATAACCAGCAACGCACCAATGCGCGTCTTTACCAAGTATTCTAGCAGAACCGGGACTTGCAATATGAAATACTCGATTACCTTTATCATCAACGTATATCTTCTTGTGCTTTGCCTTCAATTGTGGATTTTTGCGATGCGCTATAGCAAGGCGCTCTAATTTATCTCCCAGTGAATATTCCATTTTTTTTGAATATTGAAGCTTGTAAATATCAAACTCATCCCCCTCGCGTTTCGCATTCTTTTTAATCAAGGCATGAAAAATTCTAACAAACCGTATAACTTCTCGTAAACTTTCCTCGGACTTATCAGTTCTGGCTTGCCATTCTTTCAAAATCCAAACAAGATATTTGTTATTGCCTGACGGATCATTTTTCGAGATATAATCAATCATATCTGCCAATTGCGGATACTTTTGCTTCAGATCTCGTATTTTGCTTTCCGATAAATGCATTCAGCCTCTCCTATCCAACAAAAACTGGAAACATCATGCCGCCTGGAATAACTTCATCTTTTGATATATCAAGTTGTCCTCTGGCTTCTTTTCTCTTCTGCATTATCTCTTTCGAGTCATGACCAGAACCATACCCAATTTGTCCTTCAATTCTCGTATCCATCGTTGCTGTAGATACATAGATAGAAGTCAATAGAGCTTTCGCATATGCCAATTCTTTTACATTTTGTGTTAATGCTGTCTCGCGTACCCAACAAGCAATTGCCAGAGCCATTACAAGATCGTCGTTATATCCTTTTGCTGCTTCTGCTTTGCCAGTCTCTTTGTAGATGAAGGTCTTCATTTCGTTCAATAAACGTACAGAACGAATTGTTATCTGCCTGTTTCGAACAAACTCTTCCAGCTTACCAAGAATGTGTGTTCTATTGCCCAAACCGTTTGGAGCAGTATTGAAGCCACAATGAGCCTTATCGTTTCTTGAGGCTCTGATTGGATCAACGTGATCGTGAGTGCCTTTTAATTCATAATACAGATTCTTGTATTGAATTGCATCTTTAAGCCTGTTCGCCACCATCCAACCCAAGTTATTATTCTCAACAACGATCATGCAGCCACCATACATTCTGCCAGTATTTGCTAACAGATCTGCAAAGAGATCTGGAGTTAATTTCCCTTGATATTCTCCGATCACTTCCATCGTATCCAATCGGAGAATATGAAAAACAGAATAGTCTTCTCCGTCACCTCTGGCAACGTCAGCGGAAATCAAATAATTTGCAACAGGATCGTAATGTTGCCAGATCCACAAGTTTCTGTCAAAAGCAATTCGTTCAACAGGATCGCGTACTTGCGAATCTTCCATTCTCTTGATATCTTCACCATCAATGAGCGTGGCACCAGAAGATAAAAATCCGCATGAATACTCTTGAGATACCTCGCGTTTTGACATATTGCGAGTTTCTTTTTCAAACCACTCATCATCACGATCAGGATGCAATCGCCAATGTAACTTGGTTGCACAAAAATCGTTTCTTCCAGCCTCACCGTCAACGTAATACTTGTAGAACCAACCTTGAGCACCATTGGGAGAACTAAGAGCAATGCATCGACCACCCAATGTGATTGTAGGACCAATCGAAGTCCATATATCAGACATACCTTCGATGTGTGCGCAATTCGAACTTACAATTCCATTTGCATAAAATTCATGATCTTTTTCGACTTCAAGCAGATCATAAAGCTCGATGTCCTCTTCAAAATATTTAATCTCTAATATTTCTACTTGTTCAGATAGAAGTTGACCAACTTGCAATTTATTAGCTGCCATAAAGCGACCATCATAAATTTTAAGTTTATGCTCATAAGAGCAAACTAACTCGCCTCTAGTGGTATTGATACGATAAAAACACTTTTTAGAGACTTTCTTGACACCAGAAAAAATACTCCAACCAGAAGGCGTTAAGACTTCCCACTCTGTTATACTTTTGATCGTATACAAATCGTATAGCTCTTGAATTTCGATTTCTCTGATCTCGCCAGTCTTTTTGCTTCGAACAGTTACTTTTGTACTTCCGGCAACACACTCGTCAACTACCAACAACGACAGAGCTTCAGAACGACCAGCATCTTCAGATTTGGCAGAAGCAACAAATCGAGAACCATTTGTTAGTTCCAAAGATTGCTTATTGTCAACAGAAATCTGTGCCGTATTATCAACTAACCAACCTGGAAGATTTGAAAAGATTGTCTTGACTTTTCTTACAAGGTTGACAGCAACAGACAATTTGGTTGCTATACCAAGAATGTTTCGGTTCTTCTGAAACAACATAAACCAAGCCACATAAGCAGATGTTAATGTTGACAGACCCATCTGTCTTGATTTCAGAACGATGTTGAATCTATGATCTTCAAACTTTTTTAAAGTCTCTTCCTGAAACGGGTAGAGAAGAAATGGCACTAGACCCTTGGTTGGGTGAACGATCTTTACGTAATTTTTAAGAAAATAGCTTGGATCGTTACCGCAACGAATTATCTCTTTCTGAATCTCTGCTTTTGTTGGAACATACTTTGGCATTCATTAATCTTTACGAGTTACGTTCTTTGGCTTCTCGACGCCTGGAAATTCTTCCTTACCAAACGCTAGAAAACTCTTCATTGCCTTCTTAAGCTTGTCATTCGAGGACTCTTCGGCACTTACTGAATCTGCTTCTGTTCCCTTAAGATTGAAAACCTGAGTAGCCGTTAGAATGGTTCTGATTCTGGAAATGTTCTGCACTTGAATATCAGGATCACCATCTCTAGAAATTGTCAGAGCCTTATTGGCAATCTTCTTGTACTCTTTCTTGATATAGGAAAGAATGTCAGATAGGGTCTGCTTTACTTCTCCTTCAAATCCTGGCTCGTGTACTTCCTGAATCAACACTTCTGCTTGATAGGTCAGAATCATCTTATCTCCAGAAAATTTTACCTTGAATCCATCAACCAATCTTGGATCGTGAATTGTCATTTCTTCTTCGCGTCTAAGACCAACCTTGATTGGCTTGCCTTCTGCATCAGTAGCGCCATAGTGAGCGTTAGCCTGTGCAACCTGTGCAATAGTTTGTACTACGTCAAGAATATCAGCCATTATAGTGTATCTCCACCTTGTTTATCGCTCCATTTTCTACCGGTCATTCGCTCGTATTGACGCTTCGCTCTCTCTTCTGGAGGTAACGTACTTAGTGGACTCTTGCTTTGTCTTGGAGTAGGTACAGGATCGATCTCTTCTTTCTGAAGATTCTTCATCTTATCCTTGCAACCACATGGCTTTGCAACATTTCCAACGGGACTTTGCTTTGCCAGCTTCTTTGCTTTAAAGGCTTCTTCAGCTTCTCTCAGAGCCTTTGCTGTTGCAGCCTCAATCAATTTTCGACGATCAATGTTGATAGTTGTCATCTTACCACTCCTTTTTTAATCGAGCAAATATAACAGCATCCATACAGTTTGAAGTAAACTTCATCTCTTGCGTGTTGACTTCTCTTCTCACAAATTGGACACTTTTTTCCAAAAAGCATTGACGAATCTGTCTTTTTAAATAGCTTTTCATCAATTAAAACGTCTTGTTCTAGTTCTTTACGAACAACAACGTTCTGCGCTTCCTTTATTGCCATCTCTCTTGCTTGTTGAATATATTGTTTTTCTTTCTCAATATTCCAATTTGCTTTTGGATGATCGATGGCATCGTTGCCGTATTTCTTGGCAACTTCCTTCTCTACTCTAGCAGCATAATCATAATCGATTTTCTTCTCGGTGTTCATTTATCCTACTGCTTTTTTGAAACTTTCGAGTCTAGCAATGCTTGTGCGCCAAGATAAGTCATGGCAACATAACTCCATAAATCCGGAGTAATTTTACCAAAATATAGCAGTGCCGTTGCAGCCACCAATACCAATAATTTTCTTGACATAAACTTCATGAACATTTATTCCTCCCACCTTGGAGCTTGTTGAACTTTCTTAATTGGCTGTCGAGCTACCCATTGTTTAAGCCCTACAGCATAGCCCTCTTCATAAGCCTTTTTCGCAGTACCACCCTTTAATCCACGAGAAACCGAATCATTCATTTCCTTGCCAACTGAACCATCAAGAATACCAGCCGAATAATACCTATCATATCCGTATAATTCTCCAGCTTCTTCATTAAGATGATCGTCGACGATTTCTTTCAAAGCCTCCTTGATTAGTACTGTTAGCTGTTCTTGCTTAAGATGGATCTTATCGTTCATTTGAAAGTTCCTTAATCGAATTCTATTGTAATTAGAGGGCTAGAATGTGAGCGACTCAGATCCGAACGGAGGCGTAGCCATCAACCTTATCAATCGTGATGATCAAATCGGCTACATCTTTGAGACTATCAAGGTGAGAAATGAGAATCACCAACCTAAATTGAAGCTTCAACAAGTCGAAAACACGAATAAACCCTTCCATTCGTTCTTCATCAAGTCCGGTAGCAGGCTCGTCCAAAATAAAGGTTGAAAATTTTGGTAAATTGCCAATCTTCGTTAAAGCCAATCGAATTGCCATTGCAGCAATTGTTTTCTCTGCTCCAGAACCCATCTCAATTGGACGAGACTCATGCTTTGGATGCTTAATGAAAATGTCCAACCGATCATCATTATTTTCGAAAAACACTTCAAAATCAACAATATTTGCTAGAACCTTCGCAACTTCATTATTTAAAACTGGAAGCATACTCTTGATAATGTCGTAACTGATACCGTTAGAATGCATACAACGCATGAACAAATCATAAGACGCAAATTCATTTCTTAATGTTTCTCGCTCTTCGATCTTTTCGGTTACAGAGTTGATTTCACCTTCAAGTTTACCATGTGTCTTATAGGCTTCAAGACGTTGTGTTGTTAGCCTACTGAGTTCTTTAGCATATTTGATTGACAACTTTTCCGCTTCAGATAATTGCTCAAGCAGACTCTTGGCGCTATCAATCAGCTTTTGATCTGCCTTGCTCTTTGCAATTCTCTGCTGCAACTCAGAAACGTATCCTATAAGCACAGAAAGGGCGTTTTCATCCTTTTCAATTAGAGTCTGGTTAGTTAGTACCTCCTGCTCAAACTCTGTCTTCTGAGAGGCTAATTCGGCATATTTGTATAGTAGATCCTCAATTTTTGTTGGCTGCAATGCTTCCTTGTCTGCTGTCAATTTTTCAAGCTGTTCTGACTGCAACTTTAGATTATTACAAACGTACTCGTTCTCTGTCTTTGCCTTGAACGCATCTCGAATAAACTTGCACGCAGGAAACTGTTCTCCACAAGGAACCTCAAGAAGCAATTGAGTCTTCTTATCATTTGTCAACTTGTTTCTATTAAGTTCTGCAACTTTTTCTTCAATCTTCCTGGCTTCAGAAGATAGTTGCTCGATTAAATCTTGTTGCTTTCGACAACCTTCAATATCAAACGTATCAAGCAAATGATTCAACTTCGCGATAAGCTTGTTAAGCTCTTCATTGCGATCCAGCAAAGAATCTCTTTCCGAAGTCAATGCATCTTGTTGAATTAGCTTCTTAGCTAGTTCTTCTTCTGTCTCAGTAATTTCCTTGATATCCTTTGGAATCAAAGCCAACTGCTGCTTAAATGAATCAATCTGATTCTGGTTGTCCGCAATAGTCTTGTTGATTTCTGTCAGCTTGTTCTCGACTCTTTGAGCTTCTTTTTCATTGAGGTGCAGCTTTGTTCTGGCATGTGAAAGTGTCGTATCATAATCGATTCCTTCAACGCGCTTCAAGGCTCCCTTGATGGTCGAAGAATCTTCTTTGGCTAACTTGAACTTCTTGTCAAAGCTGTCAAGATCCAAAAAGCGAGCAAGAATTTCCTTGCGCTTCGTTGAACCCTCAAAGATATACTGCAAACCTCCATGCTGAGAAGATAACGAAGTCAAAAGAAAATCTTCAACCGTTCCAAAAATTGTACGAATGTTCCTATCTGTATCGCTTCTGGTATCTCCATTTCTTGAAATTTCTATTCCATCAGCTTGCATTTCCCAAAAATCAACGTCCGTCTTAGCTTCGATTGTTTCAACTCCATGAAGCCGCTTAACGTACTTTTCTACTCGTCTTTCAATACGATAAGAGATTCCATTTGCTTCAAGCCATAGACGAACAACGGCATCATTCTTGTGTTGATTGACTACGTTGACATTCTTTCTTTCGTTCTTTGAAGTAGTATTGAATAATCCGAACAATAGGGCATCAATGGTAGAAGTTTTTCCTACAAAACTTTTTCCTAGTAAAGCTGCAACTCCGCTTAATTGCTCATAATTCATATAGTTGCCAGAACCGTAATTGAACAAATTATCCCATTCAATCTTTTTGACAGACCACTGAACATTACGAGCGACTTCTTCATCGTTCTTAATTGCAGCATTATATTGATTATTTAACTTCAAAATCGAAGTCATGGTTTCATCATCAGGCTTAAAATCTTTCAGATAATCTCGAATCATTCGTTCTTGTACTTCATCATAACGAAGATTTTCACCGCGAACAACAGAAGATACAGCAACACTCTCTTGTAACTTTGTCTCGTCAATCTTGTTAACAAAGGAAATATCTTCTGGCAAATACTTCGATTTGACAACATCGAGAGACTTTCGCATCTTGTCTAGACTGATATAAGAATGAGCAACCACACGCACATGTGAACCAACTGGAATCTCTAGATTTGCAGGAACATTACCTGCCAGATCCAAATTGACAGTAATGAATGGCTTTGGATTGCGAAGAGGTCTAAATTCTACGCTGATATCATTCTTGTTTTTAATGAGCCAAATACTATAGCCTTTCTCTACGCCTTCCCCATGATTCTGCTGAATCAAACTACCGACATATCCTCGGGTGTTCGAAAAGAATTGACGACGATGAATGTCTCCAAAAATTGCTGCATCAAACGAATCAAAATAACTCAGATCAATTCCAGAACTACGATCAACCGTATAGCCAACGTCTGTTGAAGCGTCGATGATCGCTCCATGAAAAACTGCTACATTGATCTTGCTTGGATCTGTTGGCTGCATCCAACCATCTACATCAAACAACGACATTGCATTTAAGACTATATTGTCATTGATGTTGTATTCTCCAGACTGCTTCATATAGTGAATATTTGAATTATCAAGAGCTTCGATGATTGGAGTAATAGCATCAAGTCTAGAAGCATTGCGAAGCGTCATGCCACGAAAGGAAGCATCATGATTACCAGCTAGGATATACAATGGCGCAATAGAAGCCAACTCTTTGAACAGCTTGGCGGCAATAGAGAAGTATTCTGGCGACAGCACAACCTTTGAGTGAGCAATGTCGCCAGCGCATACAATTACGTCAGGCTTTTGTTCTCGAAGATCCTTATAAAACTCCTGAAATACGGCAAGATATTCTTCATGATACTTGAGAGTCTTTACGTGGAGATCTGAAAAAGCTGCTATCTTCATTGTTATTACTTAATCCTCTCAATTAGATACAAAAGATAGTTGTCGTTTGACATTGGCTTTGCTTCTCGCTTACATTCCAGAAATTCTTCCTTGGTCATCTCTCCAATATCCTTTTTGTTCTCAATTTGCATTTTATAAATTTCGATTCCGTATTTCAACATTTCAGAAATGAGCCTATTTGCCTTTTTCTCAGCATCAGGATCAAGACCCACTATAACTCTAGTCTATGACATCGCAACACGCTGGAATAGGGCGTTGTGTTCGTCTAGAGAGCTTCCCAAGAGGGCAATCGAATTAGTGCCAGCCACGAATTGATCGAAGACGCCTTCGACCAAAACAATCTCTTTTTTCCAGTCAACATAAAGCTCATTAAAAATCATGTTCTTTGGAACTTTTGGATTCCAATACTTGTAATTGCTGTCGACATAGGTTCTTCCGACAAAGTAGTTTAGCTCTCCCTGACAATCAAAAGAAGGTACAATAATTCGTTGCTTGTAATCACCCTTGGCACAGTACCCAATTTTCCATTGAAAAATATCTCTGGTTGTTAACCCTCTCGATTTGAGATACTTCAGGGCGGCTTTATCACTTGATGTATATGTGTTCTTAACTAAACTAACGAAATCTGTTGGCAACTCGATTGGTTCGATTATTTCTTCTTCGATATGCTCCGAGAACATATCTTCATTGACAGAACCGAGATCGTAATCGACTTGTCCAGTCAATTCTTTCCAAACAGTTCTTTGAGTTTGATTACCAAGTTGCTTGACAAGACGATTGAGATTTCCTCTCCAGTCGCAGTGCCAACATTTAAATTTTGATTTTTGAAGATTGATGCTAAGTTTTCGTTTATCGTGCTGACACTTAGGACAAGCGAAAAGCCTCTCGACTCCAGTAAGATAGAAATCGCCTAAAATGTCAGTCAGTATCTTTAGCTTTTCTGCTTGATTTTGCACTCTTAGAACCCATCCAACAGGCTTTGGCAACTACCCAGGCATCTGCTCTGTCAGCACACGATGGTACGTAGTTTCCACTTGGAGTCCAAGATACACTAAAACCGGGTTCCTGTCTAGCAAAATCAACAATCTGCTTTTTGGTGTCTTGAGATTTGTCAAGCACGATTCCGACTCTTTTTCTGGCAGTGGTAGCTGAAATATATTCTGGCTCTACCTTGAAGATATCATAGCAAAAATAGCTGACAAGCGTGTTAAATCCTGCCAACAGAAACAGTGTTGTCACAGAAGATTTCCCACTTGTGAACATAAACAGAGACTTTTCGATATAGACTTTTTCGATTGGATAGATTGTAGCAATATCAGTTAAGTGCTTGCGTACACAATCTGCTTTTTCGTTTAATGTTTTGTATTTGTTTTTATTGCGAAGATCGATGGCTTCTGAGAGAACTAATTTGCCATCATCGTCAAGAACAGATATACCGCATATGCTAGTTGAAAGATCAGCACCTAAAAGCATTTGTTTTTACTCTTTTAAGATAAAACTATTTCTTCTAATTTCATGAATTAATCTCTCTTGACATAGAATCTGTGCCACCAGCTGTGGCTTTTAATCTATTGATTGTATCTGGACTTGACAGCTTCGTTAAAACACTTGTTAGTTGGCTAGCAGTTACGCCATTATCCATTGCAATCCTAAGAGCATTAAGAGTTGACTTTGTAAATCCAGACAGCACTTGTCTTTGCTCTGCTTCTATTAAAACTCGTTTATTTGCCATCGCAATCACACTTCTTTTCTTTCTTGGGCTTTGTTTCAGCATCCTTGCGATAATTCTTCTGTTTCTGAGCATACAATTGACTTACATCTTGAACAATGCCAACGGTTGTCTGAGCAGCCTCTTTCTTATCATCCAAAATCTCTTGAAGAGTCTTCCAAATGATTCTTTTTAATTCTTCACGAGTAATTTGCATTGCTATTTGCCCTTTTTCTTTTCATCCCTTACCATTGCACCGGCAATCTTTTTAGCACTCTCTTCTGACTTTCCGCTTCTCTTGATAGCGTTCACTTTATCTTGAAAGGTGGCTTCTGAAAGAACCTCGCTCAAAGCTTCTTGAATCATTTTCTTAAGTTGTTCTTTGGCTAAATTCATTGTATTTGCTTCCTTATCCGTCAATCGAAATCTTTATCGTGTACTCTCGCTCTTGAAGTTTGCGTAATGGCTCTGCTAAACTGGCAATTGCAATTACGTTCTTGTCTTCATCGAGAACGGCAACTTTCGAAATATATGTTTGCTTTCGAAAATCTTTGTGTACATCGTTGTACTCTGAATAAATAGAGTTGGTTAAGCCTACCTTCTCATCTTCATAAAAACCATGAGAACTGCTAGCAAAATTCAAATATCTTGTCATATCATTTCGATCAACAAACGATGGATTATTGGAATGGTTCAACGATCCTTTTGGTGCATGAGCATACATCAAAATCACTGGCGTCTGTACTGTTCCATTAAACTCCAAAGTATATGATGGAAAACTTTCATCTGTATTGTCTGCGCCCCAATAACACCACCTAGGCTTGCCATCTGTGTTCCAAGTCGGATATGTTCCGGAATAAGTCAATCCATCGATGCTGTCATCAATGATCCAAGAACCAGTCAATAGGATAATGCCTTCATCATATAGTACAACTCCAGCTACTAATCCAGATCCGGTTGCACCAAACGTCTGAATTAATTCGCCATTTTGATTTGAATCTTCTAGAGTACCAAACAGCACTTCAGTTTCAAGAAAACTTAACTTGACAGATCCTTTTTGTATTTTGCTTCCGTAAAATGCCTCTGGAATGCTGATCATCAGCATCTCTTGAGCGCTCTTGTCACCATAGGACGAGCTAAAAGCAAAATGAGGACTTAGAAGAGTGTTGTACTTTAGTGTTGACTTGATGGCTGACAAATATTGTTCGTAGCTTGAAGTATCGAAACCTGTCCAATATTTGTATAAAGAAATCGAAGCAGTTGTCATTCCAGAATTTAATTGAATCTGTTCTCCGTATGATGCTGTCGGAAAACTATCAGCATTCGAAGAATCTTTATATACAAACTGTCCACTTGAAGCAGACAGCCCATAGGTCAAATAACCATCGGCATTTCTTTCAGAAGGCTCCCAAGAACATTGTTTTGTTCCATCTGACAAGATTATCATCTCTGAACGAGGATGCGCCTCGTTTGTTGAATGAATAATATCATCTTGATCGAACTGAAAAAGATATGACAAAATTAATCTCCCGTTCTATGTCCACCGGGCTCTGAATAAGAATTGCCATAAATCATTTCATTCTCATCACGATAGGAAGGTACATATTCTCTGGCTTTTGGTTTCTGAATTGTTGAAGCAATCTGTTTAACGTCAATCGACTTATTCAGTAAACCATCGCTCTTATCTCTCTTCGCTATTCTGGTATGAAAACTGACAAAAGCTGGAGCTAAGTCTAGATCTCTTGCAATCTTGTCAACAGAATCAGAAGTATTATCTGCCATAGCCATACGGATAATGCGTTCAAAAGCATCGATCATATCTGTGAATACCGATTCATCTTCAACGAATCTTTGAAGTTGCAACTTGATATGACGAATAATTTCTGGTTGCTTTTCTTGGGCTTGCTTAATGTGATCTTCGAAAGCCTCGTTTATCATCTTTTTAAGATTCATAAATCGTTGATTTCCTTAAATTTCCTTAAATTACCAATCGAGCCTGATTTTAATGTTTAACTCTGTACTGCTTGTTTTCTTCAATGGTTCCGATAACTTAGCTGTGGCTAACAGTTCTCCTTTAGCAGAGAAAAGACCAACTCCCGTTAAATACGAAACTGCTGGATCGCTAGCCACGTCTTTTGTGACAATCTGGCTACTAGAAAGATACGTGGGATTACTAGAATAGTTAAACTCGTTATTATTTGCCCGGCAGAAATACATCTGACTAAAAAGCTCTGTAGTGTTTGTTAGTTGAAGATTACAAATTCGGTGTCTGAAACCGTCACAAATCTCTTCGATACTGCCGGAAGTAAAGAGATCTGCAAACGTGTCAGCCGAACCGTTAGCCTCTTCTATAGCCCAACTAGAGCCCGACAACAATATCGCACCAGCCTGATAAAATACCATTCCACAATTATCCTCGGGCGATATTGTGACATATATTGAAGAATATTCACCAACCGGTGAATCAATATAAATACTACCGGCTTCATAACCGTGACAAATTTCTCCCGAATCACAGGACGTAGAATAAGAGGTATCGTCAAAATAATACAGATTCACTGAGCCCTTCTTAATTTCATCCTTGTAAACTAATCGAGAAAGATCGATAAGGAAGACTTCCTTCATTTCTGCACCAGTCTCGGGATTTTTCAATGGTTTTACCTTTCCATCATCGTCAAATCCCATCAACATCTGACACATTTGATTGTACATGTTAATTTTCTTGTCTGCATCAACAACACCAGTCGTATTGTAAATTGAGCTTGATGCAAAGCCAAACGACAAATCAAACAAATGATTCGCTGAGGAACTCAAATAAGGATAATCATATACCGATTCAAAAATACCATGAGAATACTTCTTAATATTCTCTTCATCTGGAAAGCCAGCATAGTCAGTACCATTGAACAAAGTTCCCGTCATTGGAATTCCTTCATACAAAGGCGTTCTTACGGTCGCCTTATCGCTAGCTAATAATTGCTTAAACATAGAAGCCATTATATTCTCTCCTTATTTCTTATACTTGCTTAATGTAAGTAAGTGGAACAACAACGCTTCCACCTGTAGTTGCACCAGATACGCGAACATTTGTTTCAATGATATAATAATTGCTGTCATTAATCGTAATTGTCTTACCATATCGAGTAAAATAATAATCGCTCTCTTGAAGATTAACTGAAGACTTGATTCTGAATTGCAGAGAATTTCCACGAGGACCGGCGATCACCTGACCATTCGATACTGTTGTGTCCTTGTTGGGGAACACGTAATCTGGATCATTGCTTGACAAATAATAACTTGCCATATCGTCATCGTCAATATAAGATGATACTGCCGTTGGATTTTCCGTATTGCTGATCTTCAATACTGCTCCAAAGCGATTATCCATCTCGACAATATAAGCTGTCTCTGTCAAATCCGCATCTAGTGGATTGACTGGAGATATCGCTGTCGTGTCGAGTCCTTGATCAACTTGTACACCACCTTGGCCAAAATTCTTCGATCCGTCCATAATCAAAGCTGTCAAATTCAAAGCACCTAGATCATCGCGTACAGCCGTAAACGTGTCTGTATCAACTGCAACAACATAAACGTCTTTGCTGTCAATCGTTGTCGGGTGCCTTGTATCATTAATCTTCATAACTGGCAGATATAGCAAATTTGTTCTAGGGATCGTCATGAGCCTCGACTTGCCAGAAGAAGCATTGTTCGTAAACGCCTCAAAGATTGGCGTTCTCATGATCTCCAAGTCGTAATAAGCACTTCCAGATGGATGAGAACTATCATACAGACCGTAATCAATTTCATCATCAAACAAAGCAAACTGAGTGATTCGGAAAGAACCATCTCCTTTTGCCAGCAACTTTCGACCAGCATCCGTCAATACGGCATCGAGAATAATGTCACCTGAATTATCTAAAAATCCCATAACTATTGTACTCCATTGTTCAATGTTTTCCCAATAACTAGTTTATCGTCCAAAGTAAACTTACAATACACATCGAGCTTCCTGCCGGTATTTTTCGAAGTAATTCGAACCCTAATTGGCTTGTTCCAAATCGAAAAATCATCAATTCCCGTTCCGGTATATTTTCCAGAGTCTTCTTGCTTCAATACAGTCTGCAAGAAAGCTGGACTAATTGAAAGAGTCCTCTTAAAGCTCTTGTCTTTCTTGCTCTTTCGCTTCTCTGCAAACTCAAACAAATCATTCATCATATAGACCGTACCACCGTCATTAACTACCTTAATTTTGAAAATATTTGATGGCATCGAAATATTATTATGATTATCGATACTTCGAATGCAATAATAATAAGTTATATTTGGCTCTATATTATCTTCAAAGATTGCTGAATTGTTCTCTGTTTCATAAAACAGTCCACTTTGAAAGTCTGTCCATTTTACCGGCTCTTTGTCCAATCGAAACACTTGAAAACGAATTGGTCTATCGTCGGTTCCGAACTGAACCTTCTTGTCTTTCGACTTCTGAGAAGCAATAACCGTTCTCCAATACGCAGCATCAGTATTCAGAATGGTTACTGGTTCTAAACGTACTTGATCAAAAGAGCTATTTACAAAAATTTTGACACGATTATCGATACCGATTTGCGGCAAAAACCTTACCGTTGGACCAACCGAAGGCTTGTCGAGTACTTGTGCGACATCAGCATAAATTGAAACTTCAACAATCTGTACAATAGTTTCGCAATTGTACGGCACAACCATATCATCTTTACCATAGCCGGGCTTTGGAGCACCATAATTGTATTTTTCTCCGATAACCAACTGAAGAGCGATAATATCATAACGATACGGAATTCCATATTTGACTTGGCTGTCGATGTATCGCAATACTTCTTGCTTCGAAGTATTCATGAAATAAAAGCTCTGTAACGTTTCTCCAGTCACATTGTTCTTCTTGTCAATACGATAAGCAACTGTTTCTGTATATGGCTTCTTGCTGTTCTCAAGCATCTGTTGATATGTTCTGGAATTTTCTAAAACTAGCTGCTGATACTTCTCAGAGAACACAAGCCAGTTAATAGCTCGTTCTAACGAATCTTTCTTAGATAATGATTCCGCGTAACGTTTGAGATATTCACCATAATACACTAGCTCGTTAGTGGGAATAGTGATCTTTGGAATCTCTTGATCTTGATCATAGGCGTCATACCAAGCTTTCAGATCGAATACTCTTGTATCTTGAAATGCAGCGTTCTTTGGATCGCTTGTATCGTAAACATAATACTGATCTTTTTTCCAATACGTATCCGAAATCAACTGAGCTAACAAC